GCGTCAAGCAACAAACACAATCGTGCAAGCGGAGAAAAAACTCACTGATGAACTACGCGCCCAAGCCGACCTAAAGCGTCAAGCACAAGGAATAACGGTCACTGAACTGGAAGCGTCCAAAGGTCGTCAGTCTATTCAAACCAGACAAAATGCAGAGGCTTTTCGACTCAAACAACTCTCGGAGCAAGAAGCAGTTTATCAGGCAATCGCAAAACTCAACGAGCGTGATGGTACGGCTTTACAAGAAAAACTGGGTATACAAAGAAACATTACCAACCAAGTACTGCTAGAAGAGCAGCGCCGGGAGTCTGCAGAACAACGGGCAGCTACCGGCCTATCCCGGCGCATACCAACGCCCTACCGCACTGCTGGCTCGATGGGCTTCCCTGTCGCGCTGCCAGAAATAGAACAGGATAGAAAAATCCGAGCGCGGGAAGAGGCTAGACAGGCAGCGGAACGGGCACTAAACCTTCAAAAGTCTAACTCGCTTCTCACCCAAGGCGTCACAGGGCTCAAAGCGCAAGTAGCCATTGCAGAGCAACTAGGCGGTGTTTACGCCGAAATTGTCAGAAGCCTGGAGCGTGCCAATGATCGCCAAAGCCAGTTGTTCAGAGCCAGAGCAAACAGGGCGCAGCGACAAGAACTAGGAGGCGAGAATCTTCAGCGTTTGGAGCGCATCAACAAACTTGCAACAAATAACGTACTACAGGAGCAGTTAAAAAACAAAGTTGCTCTTGCCGGTAATGCGATTAAAAAGAACGAATTTACCGTTGCCAAACAGATCGGAAAAGAAATAGACCAGTTACTTGAAGCCGAAGATCAACGTATAGACAGAGCCCGACGTGTTCTCCGTTTCCGCCAACGTGAGCGTCAAGAGACCCGTGCTATAGCGAAAGAACGCGCCAAATCGCGCAAAGAAGCCCTTAGCAACGCGATTATCGGTGGAGCGTTTCCACTTCTCTTTGGTCAAGGTGCAGGCGCCGCAGTAGGTGGCGGCTTAGGTGGTGCGGCTGGCGGTTTAGCAGGCGGCCAATTCGGCTTCGGCCTTTCCTTGGTTGGTACGGCACTAGGTACAGCAGTTGACACATTTTCTAAAAATATCAGTAATTTAGCATCAAGCCTAAATAAACCCGTAGAAGCGTTAGAAGCTTTTGAAGAAGCAGGTTTTAAGGTAGATGATTCTGTAAAAGCAAATGTAGAGTCTCTACTTGAAGTTGGAAACGCCTACGAAGCTCAGGCACTTGTACTTAAAGAGATTAGTGATACGTTGGGACCACAAGCTGTTAGCCAGCTTGCAGCTTACGACGAAGAAATTAAAAAGCTAGAGAAATCTTTCCAAGATTCTTACGCAGCATTAGCGAGTGAGCTACTGCCGATAATGCTTGGCTTTGTCACAACAATAAACAAACTTGTGGCTGCATTTGATAATATGCCCGATTGGCTCAAAAATCTTACTAGCAACACCATAAAAGCCGGAGCGTATGCAGGGCTTTTTGGTATTCCTAAGCTACAGGCTGACTTACTAGGCTCCTTAGGTGAGGATCGCGCTAAAGGTGTTCAGCCTCCAGAAGCTGTAGCAGAGGCGGAAAGCTTAAAGGTACAACAAGATAAAGCACTACAGATTTTAAATCAAAACAAAGAACTTAACGCGCAACGAAATGTTCTTGAGGCCCAGTTAGCACTGGCCTCGTCTGGGTTGAATATTACAACAGAACAAGGTTATGAGTTAGCCAAAAAAGTAATTTACGCTGAAAAATACGAAGCTGCTCAGCGCATACTCAACCAAAACTTAGACGAAGAGCTAACTAAAGCTGCTTTACTCAATGCAGAGCTACGCAAGAAACTAGCCATCCAGCAGTTAGACGATAAGCGTGCGTCCGAGCTAGAACGCCAAAATAAAGGAACCCCAAGCCGAGCACTATCCTTACAACGCAGCATTATCGCAGAGGAACAAAAACAGGTTGACATAGCTATACAGTACGCAGCTCTTCAAAAAGGAGATTTAGCAGGATTAAAGGCTCAAAGAGACACTATTGTTCAGCGTCAAGATGCAGCCATCCAAATGCTGGCGCTGGAAAGACAGCAAACTCTTAACTCCAACAAAGTTGCGGGCGACACCGCATTGATTAACGATCTATACGACAGCAGGCTAGAAACATTAAAACAGCAGTACGGATTTGAGCAAGCAACAAATGCGGAACGAATAAGAGCCATACTTCTGGAGGAAAAGCTTGCCGGAATCAGGCGTAGGCAACAAAAAGAAGCTTTAAGTAGGGAGCTAGGCCAAGAAATCCAAAGTCTTGCACTACCAACCGGAAACATTTACGCGGATCCGTTTACTGCCCTGGAACGCGATCAACGCTTTAGGCGCGAAAACATTTTTGCTGACCTAAGAAACCAAGAAGAGCTACTCCAAGAAAGTCTTACAGGTATCGCACCAAAAGACACGCAAACTCTTGCAGACATTGACCTTATCAAGAAAAAGAGGGCTGAATACGAAGCTCTGCTGCCTGTCATTGAGCAAAACCAAAAGGCTCAATTGGTCTACAACGAAACCCTGTCCCAAATCCAAGGACCAATCAATTCACTTATCGGCGGATTCCAGCAAGTCATTGCTGGAACTAAATCTGTTGAAGAGGCATTTGCAGATTTCCTCAAAACAATTGCGGACCAGTTGCTTCAAACCGCCGCAACGATGATTGCCCAGTACATAGCCCTTGGCATCGCACGAGCCTTTGCATTGGGCTCCTCCCCTCAAACACCTTCATTTACTGCAGGGCTTGGAACGGGACTGCCACTATTTGGCGACTATACAGGGCTTTCAGGCAATCCTTTCAAAGGACTAGCGAATGGCGGCCCAGCTACTGCAAATTCACCTTATATCGTGGGTGAGCGAGGCCCCGAACTCTTTGTACCCAACAGCAGCGGCAACGTTATTCCCAACGACGCACTAGGAGGCACCGTAATTAACATCACAAATAACATTAGTGATGAGGGGTCAACCTCCAAAACTGATGCTGCAGGAAGCGCCAAGTCTGCAGCGGACCAGCTGTCTAAACTTATGGTTGCGGTCATTCAGAGAGAGCAACGCCCCGGCGGTGTACTTAGCAGGAGGTAAAAATGGCTCAAATGACACTGGCAACGCTTAGGATCGTTCCCTCTTCAACAAAGGAAACCTCCTTCCGCTACTTAGAAGGCAACTACGGTGACGGCTACATTTCCCGCCGTCAGGACGGTATCAGCCCCCTAATTATCCGCTGGAGCGTTCAAACACCGGATATGCCAGTAGAGGAGCTTGATGTTTTAGAAGCTGAGATTGCAGCGCTAGGAGTCAATTATTTTTCGTGGCAGGCTCCAGACGAGACCAGCCCGACCAATTGGATTCTTGACCCAATCTCATGGCAACGTAATTATGCTTCAACTGACAAGGCATCCATTTCTTTTAGCATCAAGCGCTTTTACACCTAATGGCAGCTGATCGGTCGTTTGAATTTAACGCAGACCAACAGGGTCTAACCGGCGACGCCATCATCGACCTGTACGTAATCGACTTACGTACAGGGGTGAACCCTTTACCAAGTCAGCTTTCTACCGGCGGAGATTACGCCAACGCTTATGCTGTCTGCTACATCAACCAGCCGAATGTTGACTATGGTTTTAGCGACGTTGTAAATGGACTAGGTGATTCAATTTGCGATGACCCCACAGACGCAGCCTTTAACCCAGGCACCGTGGACTATGACAACGCAGATGTAGAGCCAAGAAACCAGATCGCCACTGGAGCGCCGATTAGCGAGGTGTTTTACCTTTGCAATTGGACGCAAACCTCAGGCATATCCGTCAGGTTTGCTGGCGACGTTTACGTTCCAATCCCTATGCAAACGGGGGGTTTTGAAATCAGGAACGAGGGAGTGCCACCAAACCCAACAATTACTGTTGCAAACATCGGTCTAGAAATGACCGGCTTAATCAACTCATACAAAGACATGCTTGGCGCGAAAGTCTTTAGGCGCCGAGTTTTAGCAAAGCATTTGGATGATGGTACTAATCCTGATCCTTCTGCGCGATGGCCTGATGAGGTTTGGTTGATCCAGCAAAAATCCTCTGAGAATAAGCTTGCCGTATCCTTTAGCCTGTCTACTCCGTTTGATTTGGACGGAGTAAGCCTTCCCAGAAGAAGAGCGCTTCGGTATGCGTGCCCTTGGGTTTATAGAGGCGCCGAGTGTGGATACACAGGTCCACCTGTTGCAGACCTTAAAGATCAACCCACCGGAAGCCCTAGTGAAGACAAGTGCGGAAAAAGGGTAAGCAGCTGTAGGTTGCGGTATCCTAATGGCCAAGATTTGCCCTTTGGCGGCTTCCCTGGTCTAACACTGTGAACTGGCTAAGCGATTCCGCAAAAGAACAAATCAGGCTATTTGCTGCTTCAAAACCTGAGCAAGAGACCTGCGGATTTGTACTAAAAGATCAATCCGTAGTTTTGCTTGACAATGTATCTAGCGAACCAGCGGAAAAATTTGAGATCAGTCCTGTTGACTACCTGAAGCACGAAGAAAACCTATTGGGTGTATGGCATAGTCATCTGCGCGAAAAAGGGTTTAGCCCACTAGACCAACAGGTTATGGCTGCTGATGTTTTGCCTTGGGCCGTCTACTGCCTGCAAAACGATACCTGGAGCGAGTGCGACCCAGGCGAGGTAGCTCCTTTTGAAGGTCGGCCTTTTGTTTTTGGGATTTACGACTGTTATAGCCTTGTCGCTGACTACCTAAAAACCTTAGAAGTAAACCTTCCCGAGTGGCCTAGAGGTAAATGGGGCGAATGGAACACGCCTGAATTCACGCCGTTTGACGATATGAGGAAAGAAGTAGGCAGGCCCATCAAGCCTGGCGATCAAAAACCAGGCGACATTTTGCTTCTGAATTTAGGCGACTATCAAACCCATACTGATCACGTTGGCGTCTTTACAAGCGAAAAACATTTTTTGCACCACCCAGCTCAAGGCGAAAGCCGCTTGCAGACTTTCGGAAGCTACTGGCAAAAACGGTTAAAGTGGATTATTAGGCCACACGAGCTATGCAGGAGCTAAAGACAATAAAGCTGCTGGGTGCTGCTGGTCGTAAGTTTGGCAGAGAATTTAAAGTAGCAGTCAGTTCCCCATCCGAGGCGTTTAGAGCCTTGTGTATGTTTTGCCCCAACCTAAGAGCCTGGGTTCTAGAGCAACACGAGAAGGGTGTCGCCTGGCGCGTTATTACTGACGATGCTAAGGGCCTAAAAAAGGATGAATTGGACCGCGAAACCGGCGCCGAGGTAATCATATTTGCTCCCGTGCTACAGGGTGCTGGTGGTGGTGGTGGCGGATTTTTTTCAATCATCCTTGGCGTAGTTTTAATTGCGGCTGCTCTTATTATTCCTTTTGCTGCTGCCGGTGGTGGCCTAGCATTGGGCCTTTTGGGTGGTTCGCTTGTTCTTGGAGGTGTTGCCCAGCTGCTAACACCAACTCCTGTATTAGCCACTCAAGGAAAAACAGGCGAAGAAGCATCGCAAGCGCTTGAATCGAACCTGTTTACCCGCAACTCAGGCAACGACGCTCAAGGTGAAGTAGTTCCGGTACTATACGGAGAGAGGCTGGTCACTGCTCCAAGAATTGTGAGTTTTGATTTGCAGCTTCTACCAGCATCAAGAAACATAGATCTAACAAGCACGGGGCTGCTGGGCTACGTAAACCGCACGGGATTGTAATGAAAAGCATTTACGGTGCAGGTGGTGGCGGGTCTAAAAAGAAAAAGGGGAAGGAGCCACCAAAGCCAAAAATTGCGCAAGACAATCCAGCGCTTAAGTCAATATCGTTCGCAAAGATTCAGTATCTGTTGTGCGAGGGCGAAGTAGAAGGCCCACTGTATGGAAATACTTCTGCGGGCTTGGAGAGGTCTGTTTTACTTGAGGGAACGCCTATTCGTAGCACGTCCAACCAAGTAGTTCCTCA